GCGTCTTCTAAGCGACGCCGACCTAATCTACCTGCCGCGCAACCGTCGCCCACACAAGGCATACGGGTTCAGCCCTGTCGAGCAGATCGTCGTGACGGTTAACATCGGGTTGCGGCGGCAGTTCATGCAATTGCAGCATTTTACCGAAGGAAATGTTCCGCCCGGGTTGCTGAGCGCTCCAGACGGCTGGAACGCCGAGCAGATCCACCGCTTCCAGGATTGGTTCGACTCTATCCTGGCCGGCAATACCGGGAGCCGTAGCCGGCTGCTCTGGGGGCCGAGCGGGGTCAAGTATCAAGCCTTCAAGGAAGCACCCTACAAGGATGATTTCGACGAGTGGTTGGCGCGCATCGTCTGTTATGCATTCTCGTTGCCGCCTACCGCCTTTACCCCGCAGGTCAATCGGGCAACGGCGCAGACTGCACAGGAAGCCGCGCTCGAGGAGGGCCTGGCACCGCTGATGGGCTGGGTTAAACGATTGGTCGATAACGTCATCCAAAAGCGGATGGGCCATAGCGACCTCGAATTCGCCTGGTCGGATGTAAAGCCAACGGATCCCAAGGACCAATCGGTGATCCTCACCAACTATGTCAAGGACGGCATCTTCACCCTGAACGAGGCGCGCGACGTCCTGGGCCTCGATCCGGTCGAGGGTGGCGACGTACCGATGTTCGTGACCGCTCAAGGGCCAGTCCAGCTCGGCGACGTTGTAATGCCAAAGACGGACATCCGCGCAGAGACTGTGGGCGAATAATCGCGGCCCGTCTTTCCGGGTAGTCGGGCGGCTCGCAACCGCCGCCCGATGGCTCTGTTGCCCCAACCGGTTGCATAAATCTGATGTCGAAAAACACAGGAGCGTCTGATGAGCGTGCTGCCATCCGACATCGTCGTCTATGGCTCTGCCAACATGCCAGAGACGGACGGCGCCACGATAGGCGGCGCAGTCGACTTTACTCGTCGTGTCGCGTTCTACGACGTCACGCCGACCGGTAGCGTCGACATCATCTCGAGTTCATCGAGTGATACCGCGACCAGGATCGCCTATTCCGGGCGCGACTCGACCGGCGCGATTCAAAGCCAGACACTGACCTTGAACGGGCAAAACTGGGTGACCGGATCGCAATCGCTCGAGCGGTTGCTTTACGCCGCATTGTCGGGAGCGAGTGCGAACGGGCCAGTGGCCAACCCGGGCGGCACTCCCGCGGTCGGTGACGTGGCGCTCGCCGCCCATAGCTGCGTACTGCCGACGGGCTCGGTGACGACCGATGCAACGGTGCACACCGCGCAAACCGGAGCGGCGAATCATAGCGGTACGACGCCAGCCTTGTTCAAATTGCAGTCAGGCGACGGCGCCGGTATCTCAGCTGGACAGATCATTTGGACCAAAAGCGGCACCGGTCCCAACCAATTACGGCAGGTGATCGCCACCGCAGGCTACGGCACCGACGTGGTCGCGGTGAACCGCGACTGGATCACGGTACCGGACAACACGACAACCTATAAGATCCTCCAGGGAATGCTGTTCGAGACTCTACCGAACCCAGTGACGGCAGTGATCCGCATATTTTCGGCAAGTGCTGCCGACGTTCCGTCCAGCGTGCAACGTACGTATTACGAAAAGGTTTTCGCCGTCAACAACAACACGGCGACAGCGCTGACCGGCACGCAGATCGAGGTAGCGAATGAGACGCCTACCCTCCCTTCGGGCGCGCTTTTGGATTTGGCGCTGACGACGGCGCTGAATGACACCGGAACGGTCGCCAACCGCCAAACGGCGCCTTCCTCAGGTGTCGGTGCCTTCACCACGCAGCCGGCCCTTTTGAGCGTACCGAGCCCAGGTAATCTACCGCCCGGCTCGGCACCGAATGCGGCTGGAGCGCAAGGTGTGTGGCTGCGGCTGACCTTGCCGGCCGGTACTGCGGCCTACAAGGGCTCGGCCGACCTCCGGACACAGGGCACGACGACGTGAAAGCCGGACCCGAAGTGTCGGGAGGCACTGCAGTGAGTTGGATTTCGTCAATTCACCCTGGACCGATATGGAACGGGAATCCTTAAATGCTCTTGCTCTCTAATCTCGTCGCATTAGCTTCGTCGCCGACTGGCACGGTCGTTGCCAACATCACCGAGACCCGTTCGAATACTGCGACCTTCTATGCCAAAGGCGTCGAAGGCGTCTTCGGTGTATCAGGATTGACGATTGTCACGCTCTGGGATCCTACATCGCCGCCAGTGGCCGGTTTTTATGGACTGAAATTGCACTCTCTGCACGACAAGCGCAAGCTTTCCTCTGGCGAGTTCGCTCTCCAGGTGACTCCCGCTCTCACATTTGAGGAAACTATTATGACATCGCAAATTACTTCGCTAAACCTCGTCGAGGGCGGTGCGTCCATGCACGTAACCGTTGGCGATCAGAATGGAAATCCGATTCCGCCCGCTAATATCGCGTGGGCCGCAGCGTCGGAGCTCACTATAACCGCTGACACGACGGGGTTTAACGTCGCGGCACTTCCTCGCGGCGCGGCCACGTCGTTCAGCCTCACAGCAACTGATACCGCGCAGACGCCCAATGTGTCTGGATCGCTCACGATCAATATCACCTTGCCGCCGATCACCTCGCTGACTTTCACCTCGCCTTAATGGCGCTATTTCGGAATACGGCGGGGTGCGTCCTCGTTGCCCGCTCAGGCCCACACGCGTCTGAAGTGCGGATATCGGAAATGGCTCGTCGTGGTCGTTTATTGGCACGAAGAGCGTGACGGCGCGTCGGATAGAGGCTCTTCGGTGGAGTAGATCTCTGGCAATGTCTTCATCCGCCCGATGGGCGGCCGTCAATGGCTACTGCCCGGTGAAGTTATCACCGGCCACAGGCATAACCTCGACCACACCTCGATCTTTTTCTGCGAACGCTGGCGTGCCCGTAAATGGCAGCGTCTCGTAATGAAGACGAGGGCGCCGGCCAAGCTCGCTGACGGATCGGACGCCTGGCATCTGGTCGTCGACCTGGAGCCGGCGGTCCGTTTCATCTCCTGATCGAGGCGCTCCCAAGCACGAGTTCACCTTTCTCGGTCCTGCCGATGTGGTTGGACGCGCCTGATGCATCTACTCACACCGCACGCCGCAAGGCGATGTAGCAGTCGATTACACCGGTTGGCACGAGGCTATGTGTGAACTTCTCGTCTACGCCCGGCTCGATGGGCCGGAGAATGCGCTGCACCCAATGCGCTACCGGCCGGGCGATGTGGTGGTGGTTAAGCCGGACGGCTGCGTGTGGGGCACGAGCGAACTCTGTGCTGGGTCGTCGTTTCGCGTGCTGGTCTTCCCTGGGGTCAATGAGTCTGAGGCGTATCCGCTTCTGGCCGAGCTTCCGTCTGATCTCGATGAAAATCAGATGTCTCTGACAGTGCGAAGGCGTCGCAGCCATAGATTGCATTTGTCGCACGAAGAATGGCCATCTGGATTTGCCGAATGGTGGGCGCGTGATGACGGAACGAAGTTTGATGTCGCTGTCCCGACGCTCGCGACGCTGACGGTTCCGCATTGGAAGGTGCCGGTAGGTAAGCCATGCCGACAACCATAACGAAAACGATCGGCACAGGGGGCTCGCACAACTACAGCACGCTTGCGTCATGGGAAGCCGACACGACGGCATTTACCGGCGGAGGGGGCACCGACTTGGTGGCTGCCGATACCATTGCGGTCGGGCAATGTTTTTTTAACGGGTCGGGAGACGGGGAGTTCTTTAGCGGATCTGGCGCTGTACTATTTATAGCGGGATACGGGACTGATTCGACGCACACTATTACATTGACAACTGGCACCGGCCAGAGTTTCCGTGATAACGTCAATGTCCAAACCAATGCGTTACAATATAATCCGTCAAACGGGGCTGCTATCCGCACAGACGTTTCTATTTCCGGAAACACGACCGCATGGATAGAAGTACAGTACACAACTATAAGCAATTTACAAATCTTGATGGATTATGCGTTCCCCGGCGATGTGCATACGATGCGAGCGCTCGCCGACAATATCGCAATTGATAATTGTATAATACAGAATACTAATGGTTCGGGCGACGGCAATGGTGACGTGCTGTTCGCGTTCAATGGAGGTCTTCTGGTACGAAACAGCTTACTATTCACTAAACGAAATTGTAATAAGATGGTATATGTAGCTGGCACGCAAACATATGCTTTTTGCACTTTTGTCACGGCTAGCGATGCGGGGTCGCCGAGCGCGAATGTGTTTGCAACCGCTGGCTCGAAAACGCTAACACTCGAGAACTGCGCGTTTTTTGGTAATTCATCGATTGATGATTCGGGGGGAGCGGGTTTTAATTACACGACCTGCATGACTGATATCGCCAGTCCGCCGTCTGGCGTAACGGGCAGCAAAACCTACGCGAACCAGTTTCAGAACACGACCGGAGCATCAGGCGACTTTCGTGAGAAGACGGGCGCCGACCTGCAGGGTGCCGGGACGGCTGACAGTACAAACGGCGCCACTGACATCGCCGGAAGCCCTAGGCCGCGGGCCGGCAAGTGGGATATCGGATGCTGGGAGCTGCTCGCCTCTGGCACGATGGTTAGCGCTGATGCTTGGGTGCCAATCGAGCTCCTGGCGACACAGAGCACCGACCCCTCGCTGCGGATCGAATTCATCACGACGCAGCGAGCGAACTTCGGCATGCTGCTCGAACATCTCGGGATACAGCGCGCCGACCGCGGGCTGTTGCTGGAGACCACGGCGACCCAGCGCGCTGACTCGGGCTTGGTGCTCGAAGCTGTGGCAACCCAGCGTGCTGAGCCTGGGTTGGTGCTCGAGGTCATGGCGGCCCAGCGCGCCAATCTGTGGGCAACATTGGAGTTGGTGGCGGTCCTGGGCAGCTCTCTCGGTCTGCGGGTCGAACTCGCCCGGGACGTCACGAACGACACAACCGGCCGCGTCGAGTCGTTGGCGGAAGTTTTTGCCGATCGGCCTGTCGTAACCGAATTGCTGGCATCGTTGCTGCGGGCTGCGCCGGCGCCCGGCGAGTTCGCTGCGATCGTCGCTCGTGGCGCGCCGGTGACGGCTGAATGGCTTAGCGTGATTGTTGCCCTGCTGATTGCTGATGCGGTTCTGCCGATTGAGTGGTCGACGCTGTCGCCGTCCATGCGGGTGTCATTAGAACGTCTGCTTGTTTCGCCCGGTAAACGCAGGCTGCTCAGAACACCTGGCCGCCTGCGCCTTCTCAAAAGGCCGTGAAGCAACAGCGCGATCGGGTGCGCCATTCGGTCGTGGCTGTCGCAGTAACGGCGACATGCAATCTACACTGTAAGAGGCACGTGCTATGCGAAAGCAACGCTTTCTTCCCTATGCACTTATACCGTTCTTGGCGCTGTCCGGATGTGCCGAAGTCGGCAAGCTCGCGTCGGCCGACCTGACTAACGCCGTACAGGTCGCAACCCAAGGGAGTGACACGCAAGGAGCGGCGTGCTGGATGGCTTTGGGCCCCGTCGCCAGTGCGGTCGAGACTGCGCCAAAGCCGGGTTTGGCCTCACTCATCGAGGCCGATCGGCTCTTCGCGTTCGCGACGCAGGGGCCAGACGCACCTTGCAACGCCGTCGGTGGCTTGATCCTGTCAATGGTCTTGCGAAAAGCGGTTCCGTTCCTGCCTTGAAAGGCGCCACTAACTCGGCCTCTTTTGAGAAGCAGTCGCGAGCAGCCGAACCCGTTGTGCAATTTTCGAGCAATAGCCATCCCGCTTAGAGGCCAATAAGGAACTTGGCTATGCGATTGACGACGCCATTTGATCCTATCGAATTAGGCGAGATCGACAATTTCGCATTCGATTTTACCGCGGACATGGGTGCAGCGTCAATGGTTTCAACGGATTGGACCTGTGCGCTCACCCCGTTTCAGACGGCTACCGACCCGGCACCGCAGTCTCGGGTATTGTCGGTCTCGACCCAGACAACAATCCAGGTGCGCGCCCCGACCGATGGGTTCTTGCAAACACGCACAGGGTTCTTTTCGGTCGCCACGATCGGGGGCATGCCGACCACGGCGGCCGGCGGCACCTATACCCTCGAAGCGACGGCTATTCTGAGCGACGGTCGGGTGCTCAAACTCAATTCTACGGTCCTGTGCAAACCTCCGGGTCCGTGACACTCAGGAATGCTCTGCGAATGACCACTCAGCTGCTCGCACCTGCGCCATTTGCACAGTTTCAGACATTAGGAGGCTCGTACACGGCGGATGCAAAGGGTGTCATTGCTGCGGCTGCGATTGACGATGTGTCGGATTTGATCCGTGGTGGCTGCACTTTGTTGCCCGCCTACCATAATCTGCTGGCAACAACCGACCCGGGTCCGTCCAACGACAATACGCAGGACTATTCGGTCGGCTCGCGCTGGGTCAATACCACCGCCAGACGCGTCTGGACGTGCCTGTCGGCAGCGACCGGAGCAGCGAGTTGGGCGCTCGACGGCGTCGCCCCCGAGGCCGGTGCCGAACCTTCGAACATCTTAACGTATTTCGGGGGTGGATCAGGCACGTTCCTCAGCGAGGGCAACCCATTCGCCGGATAGGCAACCCACTCGCCGGCAACAATGCCGATACTACCGATGACGTGCTGGCGAGTTATGTGTTGCCGGCATCGAGCTTCGACGTCGCTGGCCGCGGACTGTGCATCACCGCCCAGGGTGGCACCGGCCCACCACCAACAATAAGCACGTCAAGCTCTGGTTCAATGCTACTATTTCCGGCGCATCGGTGACCGCTGGTATCGTGATTGCTGATACCGGTCCCTGGGTCAACGGAACGATGCCGAATAACAACGTCGGCTGGCAGCTGACGGCCAATGTCTTCAAATACGGCACGGGCGGGGCAAACACCCAGTACGCACAAAGTTCGGCGATCCTAGGTGGAGTCCATCGTGGGATTGGCGCACCGGTGTTCATAACGGCTGTAGAGTCCGCCGCCATCGTTATCGCTTTGACGGGCTCGTCATTCACCAGCGGTGTGGCCAATGACATTATTGCCACATGGTTTGAAATTGATGCGATGAATTGATCGGGTAGCAGAAATATGTTCGAGAACATAGCTCTGTTGGGAGCTGCCGAAATAATGACAAGCAACCGGCCTCACTCGCATGGCGCATTGGCGGGGTCTTGATCATGCGGCTCTATGGCGCAATCCAGAAGGTTGAGCCTCAGGACGATGGAACTGTGCGGGTGCACGGGATCGCCTCGTCGGAGGTCACGGACGACCAAGGTGAGATCATTCGAGCCGATGCGATGCGCGCGGCCGTTCCGGATTACATGCGTTTTCCGGCACTGCGCGAGATGCACCAGCTATCGGCCGCCGGAACGACGCTGGAGGCCGAAGTCGGTGACGACGGGGCAACCCGGATTGTTGCCCATGTCGTGGACCCGGTCGCAGTCGCCAAGGTCAGAAACCAAGTCTATCGCGGCTTTTCGATCGGTGGCCGGATTACGCAGCGCGAGGCCGGTAATCCCAAAGTTATTACCGGCCTGGTCCTCAACGAAATCTCTCTGGTCGATCGTCCGGCAAACCCGGAGGCCATCTTCGATTGTTGGAAGGCCACAAAGGTGACCAGCATGCCGTGCAGCGAAGCGGACCCGCGCCTCGCGGCGGCAATCTCCTCTACTCTCGCGCGAGAGCCGTTCAATCCTCCGATCCAGATCTGGGCTTGCGGCGTGCCTGATCACCATCATCGCGCTAAAGGCGATGCGATCAAATGTCTGGAAGCACGGGCGCTCGCGGTGCCGGAGTTTAGCTCGCCGCAGAGAGCCCCGGCGATCTTCGAGGAGCCGCCGGGGGCCAATCTGGAAGCCGGCAGTCCTGGCGGAGCTGAAGTCGCAGTCGACGCGGCAAAAAGAGCGATTGAGACGGCCGAAGAAGCGCTTGCCGAGCTCGCTCCTGGCGGGGAACAGGGGACCAATGACCGTAAGAATATAAGCACCTCCGACAGTTTGCTCGGGGGCTACAAGGAGCTGAATTACGCCGATCACGGATACCAATCTGACGGAAAGCCGCGCTATCCGATCGACACGGAGCGGAATATCCGCGTCGCTTGGTCCTACATCAACAGATCCAGAAACGCGGTACGATACACCGCTGAACAGGTCAAACAAATCAAAGCCAATATCATCGCTGCCTGGAAGGACAAGATTGACATCGAGGGGCCACCCTCGGCTAAGCGCGATGAGAGGGCGTCCAACGCTGCGCTGACCAAGACCTTTTGGGATATCGGCCGCATCGCGCAGATCATCCTCGAACTCGACTGGCTCCGGGAGCTGCTCGAGGTCGAGGCAGTGATGGAGAGCGATGACTCGTCCCGGCCCTCCCGGCTACAGGCGATCATCATCGAGCTGAGCAATTTCCTGAAAGAGCTGGTGACCGAAGAGTCGGGTGAGATTCTGGACAATACGCAAATGGAAGAGGGATCGCGTTTGCTGGACGCACCCGAATTACTAGCAATGGCCACAGGGGCGCGCGGGGCAGCGCGCGTTACCGCCCTCCTCAAAACAGGGAACTCCAAAATGCAGATGCTCGCCGCCGGTCTTCTCGCCAAAGCCAAGCTCTCGCAAGGTGACCAAGCGCTGGCGGACATGGCCCATTACGCTTGCGATAACTGCATGAAAATCGGCGGCTTATCCGCTGAGGACGAGCAGAACATTAGCCGGGCGCGCGATCATCTGCGCAAAGCCGGCGCAGTCCCATTAGGCGGGTCGAGGCTCGATGCGGCGGTCGACTTCAGGAATATGGCATCGCAGATGCGCCCCCCGCTATCCGATTTTCGCCCCAGTGACAATGCGACAATCGACACCTCCAGAAGGTTCGGTTCGATTGCGTCGACGAGCAGCAATCGCGGCCGTGCTCAACAGAACTTGATGGATCTCGCCCACGAATGCGTCAGTAAGCTGACTGATGGGATGGCGTGTTCTGATCTGTCACCGAGTTTCGATTCGGGATTGACACCTGAGGGCGGCACCGGCACCGAGGGGGTCGAAAAGATCGATGCGCGCTATTCCGCCGAAATGATGGGCGATTTGAGCGCAGTGCATGACTACCTGGTCGCTGCCGGCGCCCACTGCGACGCTGCAGACATTGGCGAGGAAGAGCTCAAGGGTACCGAATTCGACTCGGTGAAAGCTTTACGGACGAGAGACCTTGTCAAGGTGCTGGCGGGCGAACGCGCCGAAAAGACGGCGCTGGTCAAAGCGCTCAGCGACATGGTGCCGCTGCTCGATCGGTTGTCGAGGCGGGTCGACGACATTGCCCGCACCCCGCTCCCGCCCCTGACGATCGCCAGAGGCAGTGTCTCTGTGTCGAAACAGCAGGATGGCGGTAGTACCGGAGGCGCCGGCGACCGCCCGCTCTCGCCGGAGGCGATAGCCTCCGCGCTGGCCAAGATGAGCAAGGAGGAGCAGACCCTAACAATGATCAAGGCGAGCTACGCTAATCCGATCCCAGTACACGGTGCGGCGACCGGCGAATGCTGATACCCGCCGATGCGGGGTCGATGACCCCAACGCCGAACGGGCTGAGAGCCGTATCGCCACTGCACTCGGCCAAACTGTAGCTTACACCCAATCCGGCCTCGCGGCGAAGCCGAGCTTCGTCTTACGGCGGCAGTACAGGCGTCCGCCTGCGTGCAACCGAGAAGCCGTCGCCCAGCCTGACCTTTCGGCCAGGCTTTTCGTTGCCCCCCTTTCGGGAGGATTTTTAGATGAATCCGATCACGCAAGAATCGCTGGAGCTCTTAAAGGGTGCTCTGGCCCAGCCGAATGACGCGCTCGCCAAATCGATCTCGACGGCGTCAGGTCTGCTGGCTTATGACCTTCAAGCACCGGCCAAAAACCTTTATCCTTTTGTCACTCCGATCAGAAACGTCATGCCCAGGGTCGGCGGTGGGATCGGCTCAGCGACGAACTGGCGCCAGGTCAGTGCGATCATCGGCTCCGGCTTCGACGCAATGGGCTGGGTGCCGGAAGGGCAGCGTTCGGGCCAGATGTCCTATTCGACCTCGAGCAAATCGGCCACTTACGTGACCATTGGCGAGGAAGACGCGGCGACCTTCGAAGCGATTTCTGCTGGCCGTGAGTTCGAGGATATTCAGGCGCGAATGACCTTTCGCCTCCTGCAAAAGATGATGCTCAAGGAGGAGATGGCGATTCTCGCCGGTAACGCCTCACTGACACTCGGAACGCCAGCGACCCCGACATTGTCGGTATCAGGCAGCGGGGCGGCAGTTCCAACGGGAACCTACTTCGTCAAGGTCGTCGCTTTGACCCTCGAAGGTTACCAGAATTCGGGCGTCATCAGTGGCGTTGCCACCTCGAAGACTGTCTCGGGAGCCGACGGTAAGAGCTACATGCTGTCTGGGGGTTCGTCGAACATCAGCGCGGAGGCGAGCCAGGCAGTTACCTTAGGCCAGACCCTTTTCTGCAGCGTCGCGGCGGTGCAAGGTGCGGTCGCCTATGCTTGGTATGTCTCGACAGCTACTGGGACCGAGACTTTGCAGGCGATCACAACGATCAATAGCCATATGATCACTGCCCCGCTGAGCACAGGTAATCAGTCGCAGACCGCAATTACCGCGGACAATTCAGCCAACCCCGCCTTTGCCTATGACGGGTTGCTGACCACGGCTCTCAAAGCTGGTTCAAATGCCTATATCAATATATTGCCGACCGGCACTGCGGGTGTCGGGACGCCGCTGACTGCATCGGGCCGCGGATCGGTTGTCGAAATCGACACGATGTTCCAGAAGATGTGGGACAATTTCGAGCTGTCCCCGACCGTCCTCTACGTCAACTCTCAGGAGTTGAAGAACATCACCAGCAAGGTATTGTCGAACGCTTCGGGCCCGTTGCTGCGCTACGACTCACCGGCAGACGGGAGCCGCGGTGAATATCAGATGACGGCTTCCGGGGTTGTGCAGTTTTACTACAATCCTTTCGCGATCGAAGGCGGTCTACGAATCCCGATCAAGATCCACCCGCGCGTTCCCGCGGGCACGATCATCGGCTGGACCGAGAATCTGCCGATCCAGTACCAATCGAACGAGGTGCCGAACGTCGCGGAGGTCAAGGTCCGGCAAGATTACTATCAAATCGACTGGCCGATCGTCACCCGTCAGCGCCAAGTCGGGGTCTATGCCGAGGAAGTTCTAGCCGTATATGCGCCGTTTGCAATGGGTGTCATTTGCAACATCGGCAACGGCTGACCCACGTGCGACTCTCTCAGATTTAAGCTGAAGGGACACCTCCGTGTCTGATCAAATCGCATTACGAGCCGTCTCCTCGGTATGGGACGCGATCGGGCACGCGATGGAGCGATGCCCGCACGACCTCGATGGGGTCGTGCGGGTGTCGCACCAGGTCGCCGCACATCTGCTCGACAATGAAGTCCCCATCGTCCACGACTGCAGTATTACAGCGGCGATGGCAGTACCGTGGCTTCGGCGGTGACCACGATGATTCCCGGCGATGCTGTCATCAACGCTATGCGCGAGATCAACCCCGCATTCGTGTCCGTGGCCCAACATCTGGGCACGCCGGCGGCGCTGGAAGGACTCGCGAATATTTTGGTTATGAACCTTGCCGCAGCCTATGGCGAGGAAGCGGCGATGGCGACGCTTCGCGAGATCGCCGCAAATGCTGCGCCGGTCGCTCATATTTGGGCCGCTCTTACGGCGGCGCAGAACCACGAGCCGGGGCACGCTTGATGACTAACCTTGGTTCAAGCTTTGGCGACTTGACGACACTCGCCGATGTCAAGGCGTGGCTGCAAACCGGACAGAGCGCCTTTCCGACGACTGACGATGCGCTCCTGACGCGTTTGATTACCGCCGCAAGCCAATTCATTCAAACTTGGCTCAACCGACAGATTGCTTCGCAGGATTGGATTGAGATTCGTGATGGTCTCGGAAGCACTTTTGGCCTGGCCGAGACAAGATACCAGTTCGCGGCATTTCCGGTTACCGCGGTCAGCAGCGTTGTCGTCGATGGCTTGACCCTTCCGGCGATCCCAGTCACCCCACCCAGGCAGTCCGACGGGGCTATCGTTGGTAGCCGAGCGGGGTACCTGTTTACCCCGACCCAGCTGGTGATCAGAGGATACACGGTGCCGCGAAAGGCGGGATGTGTAGCACTGCAATATACCGGCGGCTATGCGGTGACGCCCCCCGATCTAGCCCAGGCCTGTATAGAGCTCGTGGCTTTGCGTTACCGCGAACGTAGCCACATCGGGGAGGTCGCCAGAGCCATCGGCGGCGGCCAGACGGCTTCGTACTCTCAAAAGGATATGAGTAATTCGATCAAAACACTGATCCAGCAGTACCGCATCGTCGCACCGATAACCGGATACCTGATGCCGGCACCTACCCAAGCCGGTACGGCAACCCTCGCGGGGGTTGCGTGATCACAGCCTATCTCGTCGGGGACGAGCAGCTACTTCAGCGGTTGCGGGGGCTTCACAACGCCATTAACGCTGGGTTGGCCCGCTGTATCGCCCAGCTGGGGATCGACCTTCAACGCAATGTGCAGCAAGATAAGCTGAGCGGCCTGGTTCTGAAAACCCGGACCGGCGCGTTGAAATCAAGCATCGACTATCGTGTCGACCAGAGCGCGCGGGGCACCAGCGCGGAGGTCTTCACTGCACTCCGATATGCTGCGGCCCAGGAATACGGTTTCGCCGAAACGGTCAGCGTCGGCACCAGCCTGCGGCGGATCAGAGAGGCTTTTGGCCGGCCGATTGCCGAGAAGACCATTAGCGTCCGGGCGTATGACCGCCGCATGGCTCTTCCGGAGCGCTCCTTCTTGCGTTCGGCGCTCGAGGACATGACCCCGGCGATCCGCGATGCCGTGGA